TGCGCCACCATGCCTGACCCCAGTCGCGACACAGCCGCCGCCATGCTCCAGGCGGTGCGATGGGCTGAACTGTCCAGCCAGCCGCTCGCCGTGGGGCTGGCGGATGCGTTGGAGGAGCTGGTGGGCAGAGAGTCCGACCATAGCCACCCCAGGACATGCGTAATATCCTGTGATTCCATAGAAGAAATCATTAACCACCTTCGCACTGATAACCATGCATGAACTCACCTGGCCTGATGTTGCTGTCATGCTCATCGGCATTCTCCCAACTTGCATTTTCATCTGGAAGGTAATCAAATGAACCAGCCGCTCAGCCCCGCCGCGCAGGCGGTGGTAGATGCGGCCAATGGAGCTTGCTCTTATGGGGCAGATGACGTGCTCAACGATTCGCGCCAGATTGCTGCCGCCGCACTCCGCGTTGTTGCGGATCAGGTGGTGCCTGCCGCTTCTCCACGGGATCGAGCAACCTGGAGCCCGTTCGCAGGGCAGATCCGCGCCGAAATCCTCGCCATCGCCGCCGAACTGAAGGGCGCAACCACCACCACCACCACCACCACCACCACCACCACCACCACGGATCAACCATGCTGAAACCCGACCGCTGGATCAGACAACAGGCCGCCAATGGCATGATCAAGCCGTTTGTGCCGGAGCTGGTGCGCGAAGTGCTGACAAGCGACGGCGAACCCATCCGCCGCGTCCTGTCCTACGGCACATCCTCCTACGGCTACGACCTGCGCCTCTCTCCAAAAGAGTTTCTGATCTTTCGCCACGTTCCGGGAACGGTGATGAACCCGAAGCGGTTCAACCCCGCCAACCTGGAACCCGCCCAGCTCCACCAGGATGAGGATGGCTGCTACTTCATCCTCCCCGCCCACTCCTACGGCCTTGGCGTGGCACTGGAACGGCTGCGGGTTCCCGACATGATCACGGTGATCTGCCTCGGCAAGTCCACCTATGCCCGGCTGGGCATCATTGCGAACATGACGCCAGCCGAAGCCGGCTGGGAGGGGCATCTGACCCTGGAGTTCAGCAACAGCAGCGGCGCCGACTGTCGGGTGTACGCCGGCGAAGGGATCTGCCAGCTGCTGTTCTTTGAGGGGGATCCCTGCGACACCACCTACGCGGCGCGGGCGGGGAAATACCAGGGCCAGCCTGAGACCGTCGTGGGGGCGCGGGTATGAGCAGCACCAACCCCGACCGCCAGCCGCTGTGGCGGGCCATGGAGGCTGCCTACTACCAGGGCCGCGACCCTGGGCACAACGAGCGTCACGGCTACGCCGCTGAGATCCGCGCCGTGGGGGTTTGGCTGCTGCCGGAGGAGCCCGAGCCAGAGCCGGGAGACCGCTTTGAGCAACGCCACATCATCTGGCGGCACAATCAACGCCTCCGCGCCCTGCTCACCGCTGAAGCCGACCGTGCGGAGCGGGGCGATGGTTGAGTGTCCCATCCTGTTCAGTGGCCCCATGGTCCGCGCCATCCTGGAGGGCAAGAAGACACAGACGCGGCAGATAATTAAGCCTCAACCAAAAGGCCCCTTGATCTGTCGCACTCTTGACGGCACATGGGGTTACGAGTGGAACGGCGACGACTGGCGCTGCCCCTACGGCAAACCCGGCGATCGGTTGTGGGTGCAGGAAACGTGGGCCGTGCAGCACGAATACGATGCCGCTGCTCCATCCGAGATCGGCTCCAATGCTCGATGGCACTATGCGGCCACCGAAAACCTGGCTGGCCTTCGCTGGCGCACATCAATCTTCCTCCCTCGCCGTGGCAGCCGGATCACGCTGGAGATCACGGGCGTCAGGGTGGAACGGCTGCAGCGGATCAGCGGTCCAGATTGCTGGGCGGAGGGGATTAGCCACGCTGGCTGGGATCCAGAGCGCTATGGGTCTGTGGTTGAGTGCTATCACGACCTGTGGGATTCGATCAAAGCCCGCAACCGCCCCCAGCTCCCAGGCAACCCCAACGGCAGGCGATACGCCCGGGTAAAGGCCTGGCTTGAGGCGCACCCAGACACGAGTTGGGACGCCAACCCCTGGGTGTGGGTTGTGGAGTTTCGCCGGCTGATCCCGTCATCGCCCTGTGCGTTGGAGCGGGGCGATGGCTAGACAAGGCGACAGATTAAGCGCCGAACAAGTGCGGGATGTGTTGCTGGCGATCGGCAAAGAAACCCTCAATACAACCGCTAAACGGGTAGACCGGACAGCATGGGTGATCTCTCAGATTCAACGAGGGCAGAAATACGCGGACGTGCATCCTGAGCTGCCTCGTCGGCCAGGTCGTCCCAAAAGGCGGCATGCTCCCCAGCCGACTGCTGGGGAGCCGTCGTGCAGGATCTGCCAGCATTGGATCGAGGAACCAGAACCAGGCCGGCCGCCGTGCGATCTGGGCCTGCCTGATGTCCACGAGGTTGGGCTGGGATTTGCAACAGAATGCAACCTCTACCAGATGCAGCGATGAGCAGTCCCAGCTGGCGGCAGTTCCGCGAGATCCCGTTTGATGCGACGGTCGCTGCCGTGGTCAAAGCCCTGGATCTGGAGATCCCCGATGAGGGCCGGCCCCGATCGTTCCGTGGGCCAAGGGGCCAGTTCCTCGCGTCCACCACTCAGGCTGGCGACTGGGTGGTATGCCATGGCGGGGAGAGCAGGTTTGTTGATGGCCCAGATGCAGTGAGGAGGGCTGCCATGCTGCCGGCCAGCACACCATCAGGCGATGCGCTCCGGCAGTGGCTCCGATGGTGGGGATGGGTGCCGCGATCGGAGCAGCGGCAGGCAACTGACTGACACGATTGCGCTACGCTGGCGAGCCACCACAACAGCAGAATGGCCCCACTGACCAATGCGGAACGCTGCCAGCGCAGGCGAGATAGAGCGGCAGGGAGGCTGCCGGCCTGCGGTCCCTGCGCCAATGAATGCGGCCGGAACCACTACGGGATGCATGGGTCGCTGTGCTCGATCTGCTGGACCAACTGCACCGATGAGGGGCGAGCTGATCGAGCGAAGCGGGTGAAGCGTGCGACGCAGCGCAAGGCGTAGAGTATTACAGATTGTGAACCGGTCGGGTAAGGGGGTGACCGGTAGACACGATCGCGCTAGTATGGGATCACCGGAGGGGAGTCCCTCCATAACCCACCATCAAAAATGGCTCGGACCACCAGCAAGCAACAAGCTCAAGTTCTCCCTGCATTTGCCGAACCCGGCTACTATTTTGAAACCCTTAAAGATGGCGTAGTGGTTGATAGCAAGTTTCAAAATCTCCGGCTTGCACTTGAATCTATCGAAAATTGGCCAGTTCATGAACACCACAAGGCTTCGGTAAGGCTCGCCAAATACGCCTGACTTTCGCCGCCCCGGTCACCCGGGGCTTTTTCATGCCCTTGCCACAGTGTTACGGATTGTGACGCAACCACCCACGCACTAGACACGATCGCGCTAAGGTAACTGCATCGGAAGGGAGGCCTTCCACCGCCATCGCACCCATGGGAATCATCACCGACACACTCCGCGCCAGCCTCCAGGATCTGGCCGCAGCCGATGCCCGCCTCTACCGGGGCCTGGCCGCCGAGCTGGAGGGCACCGCCCCCGCCCGGGCGCTGCCACCCGCCACAGACGACGCCACGGACGAGGCCGTGACCGATGTCGTGACCGCGTTCAAAGCCGTTCGAGATTCAATGACTGAGGCGCAGTTCCTCAAGGTCTTTGAGAAAACGCCACAGATGAACGCCCTCTGGGATGCACTGATGCAACTGGAAGACGTCACCCGCTGACCCCCACGGGCCCCCCACGGGCCCCCCACGGGGCCCCACATCACGCCTTCCCCCACCGCCACCGCCATGGACCACGTCACATACGCCACCGACACTGAAACCGCCGCTCTGCTGGCCGAGGTGGACGCCCTGCTGGCCGAGGCGGACGCCACGGACGCACGGATCGAGGCGCTGCTGCGCACCGGCAGCACGGCGGTGGTGATGGCCGATCTGGCGCTGCAGATGGAGCTGGGCCGCCAGGAACTGGACCAGATCGAACGGGACCAGATGGCGATCCAGGCAGAGCTCGACGCGCTCGACGCGCCCTGAGGCGCCACTCACGACACCACCCCCGACCCATGACCGACACCGCCACCCGCCGCGAACAGCTCGATCGCGCAGCCGCCAATGCCCGCGTCCGTCGCTGCCGGCTGCGACTGGCCGGCCTGCTGCCGCCCGTGCCCCGCTGTGTGGTCTGCGGGTGCCGTGCCACGGCCGCAGACCCAGATGAGTCGAGCCCCGTGTGCAGCAGCTGCTGGCGCCTCACCGACGCTGGCCGACAGTGGAATCGGGAGCGCGTGCGACTGGCTCGCCAGGCGCGCCGAACCGTCAGCGGGGGCGCAGAGTGAGCGCCCCACTTCCGCCACCAGGCCCAGAGCAACCCATCTGGATCACTACCCGCTGCGGATCCATCGGCCGCCTACGGTGGGCCAACAGTGACCCGAGTGGCACAGATGCGCACCTTGGCTGGCTCCGCTGGGGGCTATGCGGGATTGACTCCGGCTGGTTCAGAGAATCAATCCGCAGCAGCTAGCCTCAGCCTGGATGTGATCAACCGAGACGGCGCCCCGGTGTGGCGCTGCTGCGTTGGTGGCCGCGTCGTTGCGGAAGGGCCCAGTGCCCCCGCTGTGTGCGCCGAGCTCAGCGCTCGGCGAGGATCGCCCAGCCGGTGCCCGGCCCCTCGACCATCCATCGAGGCCCCAGGTTGCGACGGCTGTAGCTGAGCCCGGCCCCGTTGTTGGAGATGTATCCGCCCCGTCGTAGATCCAGGTCGCCGTAGGGGTCGTGAACGAGAATGGCGTCAGGCGTGTAGCCGATCGCGATGATCCAGTGGCCGCCACCTCCAGGCCTCGTGACCGGTCCTTGATGAAGCATGCCCAACGGCGTGGGAATGCCCCGGTTAATCTGGCCCTCGATCGTGCTCCAGTTCGCATTCTGAACGAACTTCGCCTTTACCCCATAGCTGGCGAGGGCCTTCAGCTGAGCCGCCGCAGCGGTGGTGTCACCGAACTGGCGCACCCTGGCCAGGAACTGGTCATCGCCGTTGGCCCCCTTCAGGGTGCCGGGCTTAAGCGACTCCAGCAGCATGGCGCAGCTAGAGCTGAAGCACATCCTGTAAGCCTGGCTGGAGGCGCTGTCCCGCTGGCTGTAGTAGGGGACCGAGAGGGTTTTCATCTCATGCCAGCGTTAGCTTCTAGTGCTCGCAGTCTAACCCCATGTTCGGCAATCTTCAAAGCATTGGCCCTGTTAAATGTCTCCAGGGATTTAATATCGTCCCCTTGCGCTTGATTGCTTGTTGAGATATTGCGCAGCTCTAAGCGTAGCTCTCTGGTGTCATCACGCAGCGTTATTAACAGGTTGACATATGCCGTGAGCAGGAGAACGATCAGCGGGCCACAGATGCCAGCAGACCATCTCAGGAGGCAGGTGACACGGGGATCAGCCGCGCCCAGGGGGGGACCGGTAGCGGGGGCCAACAGCCAGTTACGAGCAACCGCCATTCTACTCCGCCCAGCCGCGCTTACCACAGTGTTGCCCCGCTGTAGCAGCACCCTACATCAGTTGTCGGCACCGTCAACGCCGCCCCGACCGGTCACCCCGGCGGCTGTCGCCTATGGCCCGCAGCGCGATCAGCACCAGTTGGATCCAGCCGTTGGCGCGGATAGCCGGGGTCAGCGACAGCAGCTCAGATCCGACTGCAGCGATCACGGCGGCATAGAGGGCGACGGTCTCGGGACTCACAGGTGGCCAGCAGGGCCTCCAGGTTAGTCCGAGACGATCGCGACAACCGACCGCAGCCGGCAGGTCACATCAACCAGCCCCGCAGGCCGGTGCGATTCCTCAGGCTGTTCTGCCCATACCCAGCGGTGCCAGTCCGGCAGGATGTCGTACCGGCTGGCATGGCCTGCCCATGCCGCATCCGACAGGGGGAACGACAGGTAGGTGCCGTGAGTGCGCCAGTGGTCCCGCAGCAGCTGAGCCTGGCTCTGCGTCAGCAGCTCCAGAGGCAGCTCCAGCGATACGCCGAATCGCTCCCGCGCCAGGCGAAATCGGACGTTACCGCCAGTGGCAGATCGTTCCGTGACCACGGCCGTACCACGCAGCCGGTAGCGGCGCCGACCAGAGGGTGCGAGGGAGGGGAAGACGGTCATCCGTTCTGCTGGGTCAAAATGCTCTGCTGAACAGTGAACGGTTCATTACTCGTTACAACATCGCGCAAGAAATCGATATAGCAGAGTAATTCGTCAGCACTAGCGGCGCCACCCCTGGATTTGTAAACCTCGGCGCCTCGCGCTGTGATCGTACTGCTGGGCCACGTTGCCTGAGGAATAACTATACTCAGTGCGTTAGTCGTGTTTGATACTGAGAAGGTCGGCACAATGATCTGCCCACCAGCCGTATAACCCGTGCCGGTGACTTCATTGGTCACCTGGTTGCGGCGGCTGTGTGCCCTGCTGGCGCTGTGGCCGCTGGTTACCAGCATGATCCTAAATGTGTCTGCAACGTTAAGATTGCCCTGCCACGGATCAAGCATGGCACTGTTGTGAATGAGAGAAGCCATGGCTTAGTAAAATGGTGTTGGTGGTACAGTGTAAGTACCACTGTATCGTGCAATGCTGCTTAGGCGTAGGTAGCTGAGCCTGGCATTCAGCGCTGCATGTGCGTCGTCGCGAACCCGTCCAATGTAGGCCGGGCCGTTCTGTGTCCTGGCGTTGCTGTCGCTGACGGTCGCCAGCTGGGCGCCGGCTGCGAACAGGCTTAGGGCTGTGCCATTCCAGCACACAGCAACATGGGTCCATGTGTTGAGCGGGATGGCGTTGGCCGAGCTCTCCAAATCCGTGAGCGGTCCCCTGAATAATTTTAGTTTCCGGCTGCTGTCCACCGCCAGGAGGATTGCCTCCTGGCCAAACGTTGAGGTAGGCGTCCTGGTATCAATGATTGCTGCATAAGAACCGCTAGGAGTAACCGGCAGATATAGCCATGTCTCAAGCGTAAAGGCTGTAGAGAATGTAAAAGCTGAACTGGCCGGAATGGTTAGGTAGGTGCTGCTATTACCGTCGAATAATCCGCTGGCACCGTTGAAGATATATTCAGCCGTTGATATCTTGGCATTGCCATTAGCAGTTACGGTCAGATCCAGTGGGCCATCATCGGGGAACTCGGTCGAGTCGTTGGCCCCGATCATGGGCAGCAACAGTCGGACGCTGGAGGCATACGGATCGTTTGTGGCCCTGCCGCCGGTGATAGCCCATGCCGTCGTCAACGCTGCGCCAGGCGCGATCGGTGCAGGTCTCGGCAGCGCTTCGCCGGGCTGGATCAGCCACTCAGTTGTGATGTCCGCGCCTCGGGCGAACACAGGGGCCGCCGTGCGGATGCTCCATCGAGTACTGACGTCAGCCCCTGGAGCTGCCACACCATCGACCGGTACGATGCCCAGGGAAACCGCAACGGTGTGCCCCCCGCACTGATAGTCCTCTACCTCGGGAGCCTCCAGGTAGATCCAGCCGTAGCCGGCCGGCAGAAAGTCCGACTGGTTCAGCCCATCGAACACAGAACCAGGCAGGGTGAAGTGTTGCCAGTTGATGCCGACTGCCTCAACGTGGGCATCAATGGCCAGCATCTCCGACTCGCTGATGCCAATAAACGTCAGCTGCAGGCGCCCGTCGATTTCAACCGATCCCAGCCTGACGCGAGCCTCTGCCACCGCCATGGAAGCGTGCAGCTCGGTGGGTCGATCACCGGGGGACCACAGGCGCGAGCTGGGAATCAGGGATGGAAACGGCATGTTACGGCACCTGGCCTAGGTCGCCAGTGGGGCCCCACTGGTAACCGGTCCAGTCTGGTGGCGTTACCGATTGACTGCCGGCTGGCAATGATGCCGTAGGACCAATAAAGAAATTAACAATATCAAAAGCAACAATAGGACCGCCAATGATAAGCCATTGCATAGTAGCGTGGGCGGGGTTATTAGGATTGCTGTAATCGTAAGGCAGGTTCTGGTATCCTATGACATTATCGTTTTTATTGAAGATGATATGATGATACGCTAAGAAGTTTGTATCAACCCAGTAAAGCGGATCCCACGGCGGTCCGTCATCTTTAAGAACCCTAACTTTGTAGGCAACTGACTTACCACCTGGGACATCTCCTGGCGGCTGGAATGGCGCTAAATCTTGTGGCCTAACAGTGTACTCTCTTGTGTATCGTATATTACTAGGATCCCTTATTTGTTCTTCGGTTGTGTCTGTTGTTTTTGGGCAATAGTATTTTGCGTAATACTGCCCACCCGGTCTTATTATCTTGCGCTCTCCCGGCTGGCTGCCTGGCTCGATTGGCAGTATTGGTTTGCCTTTTCTTCCGACGGTAGGATAGGGCTTGTAATCGGTTCGATCGTTTGGCCTGTAATACCATTCGAGTCCTTGCGCTTCTTCGCCTGTATCGCACGTTATTGGTTCCAATACTGCTGGAGCATTTGGAGCGCTTTGAGATCGGTTAGGATCAGATTGACGGTCGCCAGGTCCGTCCTCATCGCCATACGGCGGCGCTTGATCATTCAGGCGATTGTCGAGTTCCTCCGCCTTACCTGCGCCAGTTGCATCATTAGTTGATGGACTGGTCTGGGAGATGCCCACATCCGGGGGCACAGTGGCGTCAGTGCTGCTGTTGACATCCTGCAGAATGCCGGAGCGCTGCGGGCTCAACAGAATGCCGGTGCCCCTGGCTGAGACCACATCGAGAGCTACCAGGCTGCGACGGTCAGCATCGACCGGCAGGTGGGTCAGCTCGTATGCCACATCGCCAGCCAGGGTTTTGGAAATCCGTTCCACCTGATACAGATAGTCCCATCGGTCATCTCCCCCGCTGCTGGTCTCTCGGGGCAGGGTGAGGCGAACCACGGCGCCAGTGGACAGGGTGGTGCTGTGGCCCCCAGGCCGCGCCCGTAGCCGCGCCGTGTGATCGATCTGGCAGCGGCGGGCCAGCAGGTGGGCGGCGACACGGGCCGCGTGCAACTCGTTGGTGGCGAACTGGCTGAGGTCATGCAGCTCAAATGGCCCTGTCTCTGCTGTCCCCGCGTACCGCGTCTCCAGCACTCGGGCAATCCCTAGGTCGTTGGCCGGTTGCTGCCTCCAGCGAGATTGAACCGTGAACGGCTGGCGGTTGCCCAGGGGGCTGTAGTTGATCTCCAGCGAATCCGGCAGGCTGTTGTCAGCGTTGAACCGATAGGCGTAGGTGAGCGGGCCAGTGAGGATGTTTCCCTGCGCATCGGTCGGCAGCACGGGCCTCAGGCCCAGCTTGCCGTTGTTGCGTGATTCCGTCACCAGGAAGCATGGCCCCCAGTTGGCGATCAGATCTGGGATGCTGGTGCGCTCGGTTATCACGCAGTTGCAGGTGAACCCCTGCCGCTCCAGGAACACAGCCGTTGCCGTCAGCGCTGGGATGTCGATCATCTCCGCTGGGATCCTGCTGCTGCGTTGCATCAACCACAGGATCAGATCTGCGAAATTATCTGACGGACCGTAGACACCATCCGCCAGGCGGGTTACATTGATCCCACCGCGAATGAAGATATTAACTTGACGCTTGAATGAATCATCAGCCAGCGCCGTCTGTATTTGATAGCTCAGCGTGCTGACGCCTGGATAGGTTCCGACACTGCCGCAGTATTGCGACAGCTGGGCGATCTCCGGCACTGACAGATCGGTGATGAAGTTGCCTGGCAACCAAGTCCCCGCCCGTCGGTTGTAGGACTGATTGAACGATCCAGCCCGGATCGCGCCGGAGAACACATCGCGAACCTCGATCGCGCTCATCGGCCCCTCGCCGAGGATCAGGTGGTAGCTGGCCTGGATCTGCCCACCGCCTGGTGTCTCATACCGCAGCTCAGTAGCTGGAGGGCTGAGCAACACACCACCCGCGCCGTTCCGCCACCGAGCCCACACCACAGGGATGGGGTCACCCGGCTGAGCCGCCCGCTGGTCCGCCGTGGCAAGGTCACCCTGGCCGTTGGCGGTGATGCTGGGCGGCACCACCCCCGCGTAGAGCGCCAGCAGGGCCTGAGGATCGGAGGATGCGAGCCAGGTCATAGCCTGCACCCCACGCCCATGATCTCTGTCGTCAACGCCCGGGGCGGCACCTGGGAGCCGACCGGATCCAGGGCTGTGCCGAGCTGTGCCGTCATGGTCGTCAGGCTGGCAGAGGCGCCCACCACCTGCCCGATGAACTGGGCCTGCAGCACATGCACGACCGGGGGGGCGCCGGGGCTAGCCAGGGGATCAAACTGGTACTGGGTCAGCTCCACCAGGTGGCCGCCTGCGAGGGCTGCCTCGAATGCCTGGCGCACCTGCCGCGTCGCGGGGGCCGAGATCGTCACGCCGGTCTCGTCGCCGGACACGCCGGCCACCATTCCGCCCGCGGTGAACGGGACCCAGATCCAGGGGGCTCCTTGCCAGGTGACGGTCGGGCCGTGATAGCCGTTCTGCCAGCGGGCCAGGGTCACCCCGTCTCGGATGAACCGGAGGTACTGGCTGATCCCGAGTTCCATCAGGCCATCCCCAGCGCACGCCGCGCCTGTGGGTTGCGGATCAAGGCCAGTGTCCCGTCTCTGGTGGCGATCACCGCCCGCTCCAGATCATCCAGCGTGACCCGCCGCTGGCCGGTTTCGTCCTGCATCACAGGGCCGGTGGTGATGTTGATGGCCGGGGCTGTGAACGATCCGGTGCCACTGCCAGCGGTAGGCCCGTTGTCAGCGAGGTAGCGGGTAGCAAACCCGGCTGCCTTGGACTCGGGCACAACATATTCGGGCTCGCCGCCATCGCCGATCATGGCCAGGGTTGGGCGGGTGACAACGCCACCCTGAGCAAACGCCGGAATCAAGGTGATCGCCGGTCCTCCTACCCTGCCGCTGAGAGAATTAAACCCTCGAATAGCTGTGTTGACTGCATCAACCACGGGCCGAAGCAGTGACCGCACAGCATTAGCTACGGCGTTAACAGCGCCATTGATTGACTTAACAATGTTGTTCCAAATGCTTAGTACAAAGTTAGCAGCATTTTGCATACCTCCTACAACCAGACTGGTGAAGCTATTCCAAAGCTTAGATAATGGCGCAGTAACATTCTTGTTAAACCATCCAACGAGAATACCGAATCCTGCTGTAATACCATACACAACACCATCAACTGCGTAGGCAATGCCTTTGCCAAGCCAGGCGAAGAATCCTGCAATCTCCTTGCGCCAGATCACGATGGCGGCAACGATCGCGACAGCAATCAGCGCTAGTCCTAGCGGGCTGGCCACGAAAGCAACCAGGGCAGGAATAGCTACACCAGTGATCCAGGCGATCAGTCCGCTGATCAGAGCCTTGATTCCGGCAATGGCCGGGGCAGCTAATCCCAGCCAGCCAGCAATAGTGGCGCCGATCTTCAGGCCCCCGATCGCGCCGCCAATGATTACCAGGTTGGCCAGCAAGCCGGCAAGAACTGGCAGCGCCAGGGATAGGCCGATCACGGCTAAAGTGATTGCCTTAAGCGGGCCTGGCATTTGATTGAATGCTGTGACGCCGTTTGTTACGGCGGTTGTAATATATATCAATGCCGGCAGCAATACGATGGCCAGATCAATACCTAGCCGGCCAACTTTACCGGACAGTCCGATTAGCTGATCCTGGTATTGATCTGCTGCCTTGGCAAACTCAGTTGTCATACTGACAGCCATGCCCCTGATAGCCTTGCTGCCCATTAGGAACATTGGTATCAGTTCGCTGCCGCCACGGCCGAGCAACTTCATCGCCAGTTCGGTGCGCTTGGCTGGATCCTCAATCCGGTTCAGCGCATCGCCAACATCCAACATCACATCAGCAGGATTCCGCAGCCGGCCGGCCGCATCGGTCACGGCTACCCCCAGTTGGCGGAACGTCTCTGACGCCGCCTTGCCCGATAGCCCCAGCTCCTCCATCTGCTGGCTCAGCTCGTTGGCATTGGTGCCCCGGATGGCCTTCTCTCGCGCATCGGCCGCGGCCTTGAATGCGGCCACCTGGGCAGCGGTCCCCGCCCGCACCTCGCTGGTCTGCGCCTCCATGGCAGCCTTCAGCGCCTGCTCCTCCCGCCGCTTGCGGTCGTCAATCGCGTCCTGCTGCAGCTGCTGCTGATCCCTCAGCGCCCGCTCCCGCGCACGGCGCTGATCTGCAGCGCCTTGGCGCACCGCGTCCAGCTGGGCATCCTCCTGGTCTTGCAGCTGCTGCAGCTGCCGATCCCTGGCATCCTCGCTCAACCGCTCATCTCGCTGGATCCCCCGCCGGAGCGCATCGAAGCGCCGCTGGACTGACTTCTCAACCGCGTTGGTCTCGCGCTCTGCCGCCCTCTCCTCTGCGCTGCGGCGATCGTCGAACCGGTCGTCCAGGATCCGCTGTTCATTTCGGTAGCGGCGGTTCAACTCAGCCAGCCGCTGGTCAGATTCCCGGCTGATCGCTTCCAGCCGCTCATCAGCCGCGCGCTCAACGGCCGCCACCTGATTTCGCTCGCCGGTGCGGACTGCCTCCACCGCTCGGTTCATGTCTTCCGCCGTCATCTCTCCAACCCGGCTGCTGCTGGCCGCGGCGGCCATCGAGCGGGCCAGGCGCGTGAGCCCCTTCTCCACCGCCTCGATCGTGGTTCCGCTGAGGGCCGCCGCCCGCTTGAACCTGGCCAACATCTCAACGCTGACGCCAGTCCGCTCGCTCATGTCGTAGAAAGCGTCGCCGGCGTCGATGGTGGATTTCGCCATGGCGACGATGCCGCCCACCGACAACAGCGGCAGGAGGCGGCTGAAGGCCCCGCCGAGCCCCTGCATGCTGGCTGCCTGTGCTAGGCCTCCCAGGCTTTTGCTCGCCACGTTGCCAGCCCGGCTGACGCCACCGATCGCGCCAGCCAGTCCCTGAATAGCGCCCTGCCCGTCAGCCTTGGCGGTGATCTTCAGCAGGCTGGAGAGGATGGCCATCAGTGCTTACGGGGAGTGGTCAGCCGTGCATTCATCTTGGCAACCGCGTGCAGCTCCATCACCTGGAGATCCTCCATCACTGTAGGCAGATCGGCCACCTGATAGAGATGCGCCAGCTGCAACACGGCGACGTAGTTAAACCCTACGAACTCTTCGCCCTTAAAGTGCCGCTGCGTCCACACCCGCAGGAACAGGTCCAGGGCGGGGGCATGCTCCGCCCATAGCTCGTAGTGTTGGGGCTGCTCGGGTTCCAGCAGGGTGACGCCAAAGGCCTTGGCAGCATCGTCCATCTCCTGGGTTTTGACATCGCCGCGAAACAGATAGTCCACGGCGCCAGCTAGTTTTTTGCTTTGGCCTTGCTGGCAGATTCGATGTAGGTTTCTACCAATACATCAGCCAGCCCTTCAACCTCCAGCAGCTCGCGCTTCAGCTCTTCGCTGTAAGGGATCTGGGTAGTGCCATCATCCTCGAACACGTCAGACCAGCCCACCAAGATATTGGCGGCAATCTCCCTGGTGGGGATTGAGTCTACATAAATATCGCGAGCTATGTCAGCCTTAATCCGCTGATAGTCCAGCTGGATTTTCTCTAGCTCAGACTGCGGCAGCCGTTTGTAAACGGCCGTAAAGCTGTGCTGACGGTAGCGCCCACCGTCGATTCGCTCCCGATATGAAATCGGCCAACTAAATGTTGGGTTGCGCTGTAGAGTGAATCCCATCAGGTGAGCACCAGGGTGTCTTCGTCGTTGCCCGTGTTGGGCTGCGCTTCAAACGGTAGCGCAATGTGATATATTTCGTCACTGATGGACAAGGAGGGAGCGCCAAACGCACAGGTTGGTGCGTTGTATGTGATGATGTTCCCGGGTGTAGTGCCATGGGTCCAGGTGATTGGCCCGACCGCCTGGTTTGCCGCAATAGTAAAGAAATCCATGGCGGAAACTAGGGGCATCTGTAATGTAATCGAACCGGTTACCCTACGGTTAGGGATAATCACTTCCTTGGAGCATCCCGCAGGCTGAAGAAATACTATTTGGTTGCCGTCTTGCACTGAGAACTCAGACATGCACGCGGCGAACCCGTGTACGCTGACCGTCGGCGTATTGTCGGAGTTCACCGCCACAGGCTGCGCCTGCAGGGTAAACGTCGGACTTGGGTTTGCTATGACGGTGGGAGTGTTGTATATGCCCAGCATATCAAAGGTATATTTGGCAATCCCTTCAACAGTCATGCTTAGAGATGCCGTGCCCCTACACCCGGTCATCCGGTGGCGCTGGCCGTCCAGGTACGCGTCGATCGTTACAGAGCTGAGCCCGCTCATCACCCTGGCATGGGTGACGCTGGTGTTGGCCACAATCGTCTCAGATCGGCCGCAGGCCTTCAGACACGGGCCATAGCGCGGCGCTGTGCCAGGCGTGCCGGATCCCACCAGCTCGACACTAAACTGAATCCTGGCCGACTGGCGAGTCACAATCTGGGGCGATGCGCCGGGGTATCCTCGAACCAGCTCCCTATCTTCCCGCTCGAGCTGGAGCAGGTCGAGGGACAGGTTCGACACCATCAGGGCATCAGTGCCCGTCGGGTTAGCGCTGATCCCGTAGTTCGTCTCCGACTTCTGCACGATCAGCGTCCGGGATGCATGCAGCACTGTCATAGTCGGGGGTTTCGGGTTCGGGGGCTAGTGCGGGTTCGGCGGCAGGCTCGGTGCCGGCCGGTGCTGTGGACTGCTTGCAGTCCCAGGCCTGACCATCAGGGCTCAGCTCATAGGTGCCGCCAGAGCTGGGCAACGGGGGCAGCTGGGCTGGCATGGCATAACCCATAGATCGGGCCAGTCTACGCGATTGTCAGATCAGGGATGCTGGTGCGGAACGTGATCGTGTAGACCGCCGTCATCCAGCAGGATGCCGCGTCAGCCCGCTCCAGGTCGGTGGTCACCGGACCGGGCGACAGGTTGATGGCCAGGCCCCCTACGGTCCGATCAGCCATCAGCAGGCCATGGGCTGCCGTCAGCACCGCATCGGCTGCAGTGTCCGGCACAGCGCCGCAGGCATAGGCGGACACCAGCACATCAAAGGTCCAGTCCAGCTTGCAGAGTGCGTGGATGGTGGGGATCGCCTGTCCTGCCTCGATCGTCACGGCCGGGGATTCCTTGCGGCTGTAGGCCGCAACGCGGGAACGATAGACACCGGTGACGCCAGGCAGGGTGGCCACGCTGGCGGCAAGCGCTTGGATGATCTGCTCGCGGCGGGAGAGGGTCATGGGGTGCCCTCCAGCATCGCCTCCACCGCCGTCAGAAACGCCGGATCCAGGTGGCAGGAGTGTGCCAGCGCCAGTAGCTCCAGGCCAACCTCATCCCTCTGTTGAGCGGGCAGCAGAGACAGGCATGCGGCAACAGCGGTCAAAAACTGGCCCCACTGCGTTGGCGCCGCCTGCCAGACGTTGAGGCTGGATATCAAATTGATGGCAGCCCGAGTATCCCCGGCCATGATGGCCGACCATGCTGCAGGAAACCCGTTATCGGTTTGCAGCTGAGACCTGAATCGCTCCCAGTCCGGGGCGGGCACTTGCGGCGCCGCGTAGGCGGTGGCAGCAGCGATGATCTCCGCCTGCTGATCGCGGAGAAACGTCAGCGGTGGTCGGTCACCGATGTCATCGGTGACAACGACGTGGGTTTCGGTGTAAGAAATCATGATGTTAGGCTAGTGCGTTGACTAACAGCGAGACAAACACTCGCGGAGTGTTGATCTCAGCGACCGTCCTTGTCGACATATCTGGCCAAGACCCATAAGTCCAAGGAAAGCTAAACTCAATATTACCGATTGTTCCAGACGGGATCCCGTTTGTGAGGGAGCCTACCAGGCTCATAAACTCTGGCACTGCTGGGCTGGGCGCCGTAAACGTGCCGGTTGCCGCCCCAGTTACGTTAACCGCTCTAAAATATATTTGACCTGGATATAACCAGGTCGGTGTAATTGTTGCGTTGACCAAGGTCCCTGACGCCATAGACAGATCTCCTGTTGCTACGAGCGGAGTTCCGGTAGGGACGTTTACAGAAGAGGCAGCATATATGGCTATCTGAAATGTGCCCGCCTGCGCGGTTATTACGCGAACTTGCGTACCACCAACCCTAGCGGCACGCAACACTCTGAATGGATAGAAGAATATGGTGTTTATTGCTACTGCTGGACCTGTGGCAAACGGCGTTTCTGATGTAGGTATGTACCCACCTACTCGGTACGCAGGCAGTGTCCCGGCCGATGGCACGTTGGTCAGCTGCGACCCGTCAACCGCCGGCAACCGGGCTGACCCGTCGAGTGCTACCAGGTTGCCGGCTGCTGTGCCGATGGTCGCCGTGGCGGCGCTGGTTAACGCGAGATCCTCCCGCATCTCGGAGGCACTGCGGGCAGATACCGTGTTGTCCGAGTTGATCCGCAGGAACGAAACCGCCGACGGGTTGACCAGCGACCGAAGCGCATTGCCGACGGTGGTTCCCAGTGCCGCTACGGCCGCGCTGAAATCGCTGATGGTGTCGGCCAGCTGCGTCCCGGTGTGGTTGCTGCGCTGGACAGCTGCCGCCTGAGCTGCAGCAGCGGCACCGGCTGTCTCGGCTGAGATCGCGTTGCGGGCCGCCGCGGCATCAAATGCCGTCAGGACAGCCCGGCCGGTAATGGTGCTATCGCTGATAGCAGTGGCAGCCAGGCTGATGGTGACGTTGTTGACTGCGGTCAGCCGGCCCTGTGCGTCAACCGTGAAAGCGGCAACCGACGACCCAGAGCCGTAGGAGCCTGCCGCCACAGCCGTGGCCGGCAGATCTGCAGCCAGCAGAGCGCGGAACGTCGGCGCAGCAGCAGCGCCTGACGCGGGGCCAGTCAACACCACATTGGCCGCCCTGGTGGCCGTGGCTGAGACGAAATCGGAGGTTGCCGCCGCCGCCGCTGTGCCTAGGGAAGGCTTGCCCGAGAGGTCGGAATAGGCGCCTGTGGTGGCGACAGTGGCCAGGATGGGCCGGCCGCTCAGGTCTCCATAGGCCCCTGTGCTAGCCACCGCCGCGAGCTCCAGGCTGGCGCGACCCGTCGCAGCATTCAGGTGTTGGTTGCCACCATCCCAGCTGCGGCGCTGCGTGAATGCCGCGTCCCAGTCCGCCTGCCGGGTGTCGGTCGGCAGGCTGTATCCGGCTGCGAACGACAGGGCCAGGGTGCCGGTAGATGTGACCGGAGAGCCGCTGACATTGAACCCAGTTGGCGCCGACAGAGACACGCTGGTGACGGTGCCACCGCCGCCAGGTGGGCTGGCCCATGTCCCGTCAGCCCTGAGAAACGTGGTTGTGCCGCCGCCGCTGGCGGCCACCAGACCGGCAAGGGTGGGGCTGAACAGCGGCAGGGTGACATCCTGCCCGGTGCTGCTGCTCAGCAGTCGGGTGGCCTCGTCATAGGCAAGGTTTGCCGCCGGGGCCAAGGCAGCAATGGCCCCAGTAGTCGCCTCGCGTGTCTCAACCTCGATCGCGGTCCCTGTGCCCGTGCCTGCAGCGGTGGCCACAAACGTCAGGCCCACCGCTGCCGTCACGCCAGCAGGCAGACCACATGCCGTCCAGTTGGTGGTGCCGACCGTCTCGATCCGGTAGCCGGTGCCCACCACCAGGGCAGAGGCAGCAACGGCGCTCCCGACCGTCTGATCCATGGGCACCCGCTCGCCACCCGTGAGCGGCAAGCTGGCGCTTGGCAGGCTGGTGATCGAGGTCATGGGAGGGTCGCCAGAGGAATGCCGAGGATGGTGGTCAGGTTCAGGCCGGAGATCGTGGTGAGGTTCTGGGCTGCGGGGGGAATGGTGTCATCCTTCGTCAACAACACCAGGCAGAATGTCCCATCATCAACCTTCAGCGGTTGTTCTCTGACGGTATAGGCGACGCCTTCGACCGCGATGCTGTCGTTATAGCTAAGAGTTCCGAACTTAGAGGTTTCCGCACGAAGCAGGTACTCATTGGTGATCACCCTTTCGTTGTGCAGATACTCGCCTGGCATGTCGAGTATCCCCAGACCCGTGGTCCCGCTCGCGGTCACAGTGACCCCAAAGTCAACCAGGAAGTCGGTGGGATCCTCGGTCCATGCCATCGGCTACCCTCAGCTGTACTTCTTCAGGCCGAAGCCGAAGCAGGTCACAGACGACGAAGCTGTGCCGGTCTCAGCTGTGCAGCTCAGGCGGATGTAGCGCTTGAGGTCATTGCTGTTGAGCGTGATCACCTGCTTCGCGGCGGCATTGCCAATCGCCGTGAAGGTGCCGCCAGTGGCAGCGGTGTAGGTACTGTCATCAGCGGATTCCTCAATCCGGAAGGTCAGATCAGCACTCGCGCCGGCGGCAGTGCCAGAGAGGATGATCTGAACATCTCCCTCGAATCCCTGCAGATCAACACCGGTTTGGTTGCCAGTGGCAGTGATGGTGGTAGTAGCCAGGAGGGTGAAATGCTGAAGCTTGTCCAGCGAAAGTTCATGAACGGCCATGGGTTTGACGGGGGCTGGGTTTGCGAAGGCGAGGCATTGCAGCCTCTGAGGTGATCACCACAAGGTCAGGATCCTGCGCTACCTCAGCCCTGCCCATGGCCAGCAGCAGCCGGGCATCTGCAGGGGTTGCATCAACTACATCGCCAACCCGTGCAGGCTGGCCGCTGATTGATGTCTGGCGCAGAATCCTGATCCTCATAGTGGTTACAGGTTGTTGTTGCCGCGGCAGAAGGCTTGAGGGTGGCGCACCGCGTAGTCGATGGCCTGGTGAGCCACGACCCGGATGTTGCCCTCTTTGTCCTCGTTGTAGGGGTTCACCTGCAGATCGACGGCACCGAACAGGCCCAGCACAAGCTGGCTCCAGACGCCGAAGAACACGTCACCGGCTTCCACCTGGTTGGAGCGAACCACGCCGTAGCTGTTCACCGTGCCGCCGGGCTCGAGCACGAATTGAGCGGTGTTGGCCGCCTTCTCCGTGGTCTTGAAGCCGCCGTAGATGGTGGCGTTGGTGACATAGCCCATGGTGCCGATGTCGGCGTCATCGGCCGCAATGAGCGTCTCCATGTCGACCAGCTCGGCGTAGGTGGGCTGGTTGGCGGCGAAGTCCTTGGTGTTGATGCCGGTGGTGAGCTTCAGTCCCTCAGGCTGAGACGAGGCACCCAGTCCGTACAGGGCAACCCTGGCCTGCTCCAGGGCCATGACCGTCACGATGTCGTTGCGAACGAACGTCTCTACATCGATGGAGCTTTGCAGCATCAGCGAACGTGAGAAGCGGGTCCAGGCGCTCATCTCCTTGAGCGTCATTGTCACCTGGCCCACGCTGGGCTCAGACTCAGGCGCAGCAACGCCCTCACCCTTCCAATAGACCTGGCTGCCGCCGGTCTGCTTGGGGATACCTACAGGGCCGGTCAGGCCAGAGAGGATGGTCACGCCAAGGCCGGTGAGAAAGTTTCTCTTCCGCAGCAGCTCGATGAAGCTGCCAGGCCTGGCATCGGTGAAGATCAGATCGCCAGCGGTTGCCGCAGTGCCGGCAGTCAAGGCCCGGCTCAACACATCGTTGGGGATCAGCAGTCCCTTGGGGCTCATGCCCATTCTCTGGGCGGCGGCCTGGCTGGCCTCGCGCTCAAATGCCGCATCCTCCTGGAAGGTGCGCTCGTTCGGGAACATCTGGGCCCGCATGGCTTTCAGGAAGCTGAACGAGCGGCATTCCTTGTCGGTCAGGCCGATGTCAGCCGAGGAACCGCCGGAGGCGATCGGCTGAGCAGCCGAGGCCTTAGGGGTTGCGGGCTGGCTGGAGCGCTGGGCCAGCGTGGTCAGCACCTGGCGCATGGCGTCCGCCTCAGAGGTGCCAGATTCAATCATGCCTTGGGCCAGATCTTCGGCGCCGTGCTGGCGGGTGAGGCTGGTGATGCTGGCGACGCGGGTGCGCTCTTCGGCCGCAGCCTGAGCCCGCACCGCCTCGATGTCGAATTGTGGTTCCATGGGTTGGGAAGGGGGGGGGGTGGTTGCGGCCTGGGCCGCTGGATTGCCGATTGCTCGGCCTTGGCCGACCGTGTGGTCGGCTGGAATGGAAACGGTCGATACCTCCATTGGTGTGAACGCTGTTACCAGCGCCACGCCCTCGCGAGACGTGACGTCAAGCGGAGCATCAATGGAGTACATGAAGCTGACATTGCGGATGATACCCGCCTCCCAGTTCTGCCGAACCTTCCATTCCTCGGATCCTTCGGCCTTGGTGTTTGGGCTCCAACGAGTGCGGACCATGCCGCGCCCATCACCGCCCTGCCAAGCCTTCTCGACTCCGCCAAGAACCACGTCTGGGTTGTGATTCCAGAGCCATGGCGCCGCCCCTGTGTTGAGGCGAACCATATTCATTGCGCCGGGCTGATGGCTCAGCACTTCCATCCCGAAGTAGCGCTCAACCGGCTCCTCTGACGAGAAGCTGAACTCGACCACATCAGGATCGTCCTCAGCCTGCCGCCATTCGCAAACAACCGCATTGCGATACAGAGGTCGCTGGTTCAACTCCCGCAGATCCATCGCTACAATCGCCGGTCTTGAGTCCAGTGTAGCGGTGCCGTTGACGTTGGCCATCAGCTGAGCACCTCGCCCTCTGCGTCATCCTCGGCCGTGTCATCTGGCGTGTCATCAACCTCGCCCGGGCTGTCGGTGCTGTCGGTCTCAGCCGCCGTGTCGTTGGGCGCCCAGGGATCCTGAGGGATAATGCTCCCCGGTGGCCTCGCCTGTGTCAGGCCGGCGTTGCTCACCTGGCCAGGGTTGGTGTCCAGGATGATGCCCCGCGCCTGGGCCATGGCCAGCTCCTGCTGGCGTTCGTCCATCATCTCCTCGATGTCGCCGTAGCTCTCGGCAACGATTGCGGTTTGCGTGGTGAAGCCAGCCCTGACCGCCTCTTTGTTTGCTTTTACGTCTTCTTCAGGATTAACGTACTCCCAGCCGCGCGGATACCAGCGGCACTCCTGGTAACGGCGGAACATGGTCTCATAGCCCACCAGCGGCAGGGCGTTAGCTGCTACAGCCGCACCCATGGCACGCTCATTGATGGGAGTACAAACGTCTTCGATAATCCAATCTTGCAGGGATCGCCAGTAAGGCAACACTTCAAGCCTCTCTAGTCTAGAGCTGCTGTAGTTGGCTGTGCTGTAGTCACTGGATAACGCGGGATATGGCACGGAAGAGGATGCCGATAAGCCGCGCAACATGCAGCGCAGAAAGGGCTCATAGTCGGACTCGTCGTTCCCCAACTGGGGAACGGTAACCCTTTCGCCTGGTGCCAATGTCTTGAACGTGCCAGGCTCAAACACTGACACCCGATCGCCGTCAAAGACATCCTCGGTCAAGCCGTCAGGTTCCGGGGTTTCAATAAATCCCATCAGCGACGATCGCGCGCGCTTACCTACAACCTCCGCCATCTCGAACCCGTCCAGATGGTGCAAGCGTTTCATCCCGGCCACCAGCCAAGGCATTCCACGCGTTTGGCCTGGCCTGTCTTGGATGTAGATGTGAATGATCTCAGTCGCCGGAATGTTAACGGTTTGGTGTCCAGTCGAACCGGCAACATCGCCGGGATGGCTAGTCCTGAACCGGTAGGCAATAGGTCTATTCCACTTGTCTACGTGAACCCCCATCCGCCATTGACTCCCATCAGATAGCCGGCCGGTAGTATGACCTTCATCACAGTAATCTGACTCAATGATCTCAATCCCTAACGGCGTTGTGCTGCCGCCGAATGATTCAGGAACCAGCCGGATGAAGACTTCTCCAGACTCAACAACAGCGTCAACGCATTGGCGGAGGATGCGAGCAAATGAGAGCTTGCCTGCTACGTGGATATGCTCTTTCCTGGTGTAGTCCTTCCACCATGCTTCTATCTGTCGCCGCATTTTGCTATCAATCTGGACGTTGCCTTGCTGCATCTTCACGCGGCTTTGAAATCTAATCCCCCGGCCAATTACATTGTTTGTAATGACGCGAATAGCCTGGGCAAAGTATGGATTGTCGCGCCGTAGTTGGCGGCTTGCGTTCCTCGCCCGTACCAGGCTGCCGTCAATCTCAGCGTCAGCGCTTGTGCTGGTCGTGACCCAGTTGGCTGTCAGCCGGTTCTGGATCGCCGCTTCATAGAGTCGCTGCTGTCGTCGTGACGGCGCAAGCACCTGCACCCGCGGGGCGGAAGGCTGGCGAGGCTGTGGGTTGAAGCCACGGGCACCGAACTCGAAACCCATCAGCCGAACCTCACGAACAGATTGCGCGGATCTCCCAGCCCAGCGGCCACCTTCTCCGCCGCCTTCTCACGCGCCACAATCGCCTTCAGCTGCGCCTCTCGTTCCATCAGCACCCCCAGATCCTGCGCCGTGTAGCTGCGAGTGCCGATGGTGTAGGCCTTGCTGCCCTTGCTGATGATCGCCCTGATCGCAGCCTGCACGGCCTCCAGGTCCTGCTGTGCCTGGCTCCTGCCATCGAATGCTGCAGGCGATCCGGCATAGCTGAGGCTGGCCAGCACCGTCGCGCTACCTGCGCCGATCGTAATCACCGTGGCGCCGCTGCTGATCGTCGTCTGCCACTGCCACTGCCCAGCATCAAACCCGCCGGTCGTCGTGGCGCTGATCGCCATATTCCACCCGCCGTCAGCGCGCGCAGTGCCAACCACCGTGGCACCCTCGGCCGCGGTGTTCGTCCGCAGGTAGCTGGTCAGCGTCCAGGTTGCTGATGTTGCAGCCGCGCCACTGAGATCCACAGCCGCAGGCTCAACCCACGTCACCGTGTCACCTGCTCGAATCTCAGATGGGACAGTCATAGCCTCATGCTACCAACCCTGCACGAACCCACCGCCAGTGGCTGGCGCTGCTCGCCGCCGTGCGGTCGCACCCTGCGCCGGTGCCCGCCCCGCGCTCTCCTCCAGCTGGTCCCACATGGTCGCCCGGTTGTACCGCCTGGCAACCAGCTGCAGGGCCGCGTAGGCCATGCGGGTGCAGTCACCGCCCTCGTCGTGCGCACCTGATGGCAGCACCCAGCTGTAGGTGGTCTGGCCGTCCTTGCGCTCGGGCATGCGTTTCCACGGGAACAGCTCAGACAGGAACTGATCGGTTGCCGCTTGCCCGAAATGCAGGTAGCCAGGGCCGGGGCTTTCAATCCTCAGGCGGGCCTGAAGCTGCTTGATCGAGGCGGCATAGCCCAGCTCGTAGGACAGAACCGCTCGGCCCGGTTTGCTGACTGCCCTGTTCTTCTTATCGATCTGAACAGGTGACCCCTTGCCGATCAGCGGCCTGCCGATTGCTCCCGATCCCTTCATCGGCACCCACTTCCCGATGCGTCCTTGGCACCATTTCCGCATCTCGTAGGACGCGCCGCCGCCGTCATCGATCCCGCCCAGGGCCATTCGCAGTTCTTGGCCGTCGTCGCGTCGCCACCGAGTGGCCGCCACTGCGTCGAGCTGGTTGAGGGTGGCCTCGTTCTCCGGGTCGCCCTCGATCTCGAAATGACCCAGGTGCCAGCCTTCCTCGCCGCGACCCCAGCCCCAGATGGTCACCACCAGCCGTTCATTGAGGCTGCCGTCGCCACCCTGTCGGTCAACTCCAGCGGTGATCAACAACACGCCGTTGGGCACCGTGCCGTCGGCGTAGTCGTTGCCCGCTGTCATGTCCTGCCGCCGCTTTGCCAGTTCGTCGCCGGTGAGCCTGCTGCTGATGGCGTCCTCCCATGGCACGCCCAACACGGTGTTGTGGAACGTCTGCATCGCGTCGGGATCGCCCTTGCTCATGGCGTCCAGCGCTACAGAGTGCTCCCTCACCAGGGTGGTCCAGTCAGCCGCAGGGCTGTAGCTGTAAGCCGCCCAGATATGGAAGCTGGCTAGCCCCGGCTCTTGGCTGACAGCTGTTGGCCTCCACTCGCCGCGCTCAACCATCCAGCGCTTTTTGCTGTGCGGAATAGGCTCGGTGCAGTTCTCGCATCTGTAGTGACCCAGGTGTTCGCCTTCCCGTATGAACTGCTCCCAGCGAAGCACCTGCATAGACTGGCAGAACGGGCATGGGACATAGAATCTGCGCTGATCACCACGTAGAAAAGCTTCTTCAGTCTTGTCGCCTTTGAAGATCGGTGTTCCGCCTAGTCCAATCTTGCGGTCCCAGTAGTAGTCCGCACGGTTGCGGCCTAGCTTAATTATGTCACCTTCGTCAATCCTGCGGTAGGCGTCGATCTCATCAAACAGAACAACTTTCCGAGACTTGCGCCGAAAGCTTCGACCGCTGGCAGCGTTTACAATGTCGATCAATCCGCCGTTCTCTAGTTGCTTAAGCAGGATTGTATTGCTTGACGTATTACGGGATTTGCTTTCAGACAGCAAGCCCCGCAAGACTGGCGTATCTTCGAATAGTGGCTTGATCTCTTCCTTACTGTATCCTTCCGCATCCTCCTTCACCGGCTGAACAATCATGATCGGGCACGGATCTTGATGGCTGTAATACTGCACAACAACGCCTAACATCTTGGTCCAGCCCACTCGGGCAGATTTCATGATCGCGATTGTCTCTACAGTCGGGTCACTGAAGGCGTCCAGGATTCCCCGCTGATACGGGAGCGTGTTCCATCGCCCCCTCTCCGCAGCGTTGCCGGTCATCACGGCAAACTCATCGGCGTAGTCGCTCAGCCTCAGCTGCGGTGGCGGCATGAAGCCGCTCAAGATCTGCCGCGTCAGCGCGTCTGGGTCGCTGGCGATCATGCCGCCTCCTGGCCGGTAGCCAGCTCTGCGAGCGCTTCACGGATCAGCCCCATCAGGATCTCAACCTCCTTCACGTCGAGGTGCGGGATCCGCTGCTTGGCCACACTGGGGACGCCCAGCAGTTTGGTCCGGGTCAGGTTGACAGCTCGCCCCCAGGCCTGATCCACATCCTCACGCCGCAGCAACTCGCCCTCCTTCTCTTGCCTGGCCAGCTGAGCCAGCAGGCGCTTCTCGCGCTCGTGCAAAGCTCGCTCCTCGTTGTAGTTGGGGACATCCTCGCCACCAGGATCGGCTGCAGTAGCCGGCTGGGGGCGCCTGGGTTGGCGGGCTGCCGCTGGCTGTTCGCTCTGTTGCTGGCGAGTGTCAGTGTTGCTGAGGTACTCCTCAATCAGCCGGTCGGGATCAAGCCTAATCGGCGACAGGCTGATGCAGCTGCGAGGCAGCCGGCCAGCTCGGCACAGCTTCTCGAGGTTTTGCCTGCTGCAGTTCCGCCCTGTTTCGGAACGGATCAGCTCTGCCGCCTTGGTCGAGTTGAGGGGCTCGGTTGCAACTGCCATGCAACCGAGCATAACCCGGTTGCAATTAGAGCAGAGTCAGCTGGGACGGGGATCCACAGCCCCAGTGCAACCTTGTTTCGGCGCCGTTATCAAGATTGAAACCGCGGTTCGAATATACC